ACCGACAGAAGCAGACATGGCGATCGATCGAGGAGCGTATGCTCGACCGACCGGTCTGGGTCTTGCCGGTATTCAATCGTTACTCAATCGGGTGGACCTCGACGTAGCAGACACGATATCGCCATACACCACCGGATTCCCGACAACCCAAGGCATGGACATTCAGCGCACCTACATGCCGTTTGAGGGCACGGAAGAAGAGCGTGCAACAGGTTACACCATGCCTATCTACAAGCCCGTGGCGAATCAAACAATGCCGTCGTTATTCAGAACGCGCGACGACACTGGCGGCGTAAACACAGATGCGTTTACTGCTGGATCAGCGGCACCGGGTCCTGAATCTGGTATTGTGAATACCGGCGTACAGGGCACGGCCCCCGGAACATTTGGTTTAGAATCCAACGAGATGTACCAATGTCCCAATGGATACGTGCTTTCTTTCGAGAACGGAAATCCAATATGTAACTTAGTCGGCGGTGGTGGCCCCGGTAAAAAACGACAGGTGCCACCAGAGGTCATCGATATCACAGGTGGTATGCGATACGGCGGTGAGGTAGGCTTGAATCGAGGCATTGGAAGCTTTGGAGCTTAAATATGGCAAATGGTGATACCCCACCTGTTTCGTTGATGGATCGTCAAGGATTAAATCTTGACATCGAAGACTTGCAGGCCGTGGAAGTAGAGGCTTTGCCCGGTGATCTGATCACCAACGTAGAGATCGAGGGCATAGAAATTGTTCGCGAAGATGATGGTGGAGCGACTTTGGATTTTGATCCGTTCCGCAATCGTGAACGAGAAGACGATTTTTACGACAATCTTGCGGAGTTCTTGCCTGATTCGGTGCTCGCTCAAGTTTCTAACGAGCTTATGGAGCAATACAGCGCCAACCGTGCGTCACGACAAGATTGGGATGACGCTTATTCCAAGGGCCTTGAGCTTTTGGGCTTCAATTACGAAGAGCGTACGGAGCCTTTCCGGGGCGCGACAGGTGTAACGCATCCCCTTTTAGCGGAAGCAGCGGTTCAGTTCCAAGCACAAGCGTTCAATGAGCTTTTGCCTGCGGATGGACCGGTTCGAACCACGGTCCTTGGCTCACAGACCACGGACAAGATGGATCAAGCTAAGCGTGTTCAAGACTTTATGAACTACTACATTACCAATGTGATGGAGGAATACACGCCAGAGTTTGACCAAATGCTGTTTTATTTGCCGTTGGCGGGCTCTACGTTCAAAAAAGTGTACTTTGATGACGCTTTGGGGCGGCCTGTTTGTAAATTTATACCGGCAGAGCACCTTGTGGTACCGTATGAGAGTAACGATCTGGAGACGTGTCCTAACATTACGCACGTTGTTCGCATGTCTTTAAACGATTTGCGTAAACAGCAGGTCAGTGGTTTCTATCGAGACATCAAAGTACTGCCTTCGCAGCCAGATTCGACCAGTGTCAGCGACGAAATAGACTATATTGACGGCACTCGGGCCTCTGGAGTGGACTACGACTGCACTTTGTTGGAATGCCACGTCGATTTGGACCTTGAAGGGTACGAAGATACGGACGAAAACGGCGAAATGACCGGGATCAAGGTCCCGTATGTCGTTACGATCAGTGAAGACAACGGAAAAGTGTTGGCTATTCGACGAAATTATCGCGAAGACGACCCTTTGACGTCAAAAATCCAGTATTTTGTTCACTACAAGTTCCTTCCGGGCTTTGGTTTTTACGGAATGGGCTTGATTCACACGATTGGCGGTCTTTCTAGGACTGCGACGGCAGCTTTACGTCAATTAATCGACGCAGGAACGCTTTCTAACCTGCCTGCGGGCTTCAAAGCCCGTGGTTTGAGGATCAGAGACGACGAAGACCCCTTACAACCGGGTGAATTCAGAGATGTAGACGCTCCGGGTGGTCAAATACGCGACTCTTTGATGCCTTTGCCTTTCAAAGGCCCTGACGGCACTTTATTTCAGCTTTTAGGGTTTGTAGTTCAAGCCGCTCAACGTTTTGCCACGATTACCGATATGAAGATAGGCGATGGCAACCAATCTGCGGCAGTTGGCACGACAATTGCTATGATTGAGCAAGGTGCTCGCGTGATGAGCGCGATCCATAAACGCCTTCACTACGCTATGAAGGTTGAGTTTAGGATTTTGGCGCGTGTAATGAACGAAAGTCTACCTAATGTGTACCCGTACGCCGTTGCGGGGGCAGATCAGGCGGTGAAAGCAAGAGATTTTGATGAACGTGTAGACGTATTACCAGTTTCTGACCCAAACATTTTTTCGCAAAGCCAGAGGATTGCGTTGGCCCAGACGGAGCTTCAGCTTGCCATGCAGGCACCCCAGCTTCATAACATGCCGCAGGTATATCGTCGAGTTTACGACGCTATGGGCGTCAAAAACGTAGATCAGATATTGAACGCTGAAGTGTCGGATGAGGTGCGCCCGAAAGATCCTGCTCAGGAAAACATGGACGCCCTCGAGAACGTGTCTCTCGAGGCGTTTAAGGGCCAAGATCACATGGCGCACATACAGTCCCACCTTTTGTTCGTGACGGGTGGTGTGGCCGCTACGCTGCCGCAGGTGGTGCTTGCGATCCAGAAGCACATATTGAATCACATCCAGTTGATGGCGGAAGAACAAGCTGAGGCTGCTTTTGCACAACAAAATCCAAATGTAGCGTTGGCAGATCCGTCGAATAATGCGCCATACCAATCGATGGTTGCGCAGTTTGTAGCACAGGGTATGCAGCAGGTCGTTCAGTTAGGTCAGCAAATTCAGCAGGCAGGCCAGCCACAGGAACAGCAAGGTCCTGATCCGTTGATTGCTTTGAAAGAGCAAGAACTGCAACTCAAGGCCCAGCAAGAGCAGAACGATGTTGCGGAGGAGCAGGCCAAGCTGCAACTGGAGCGTGAGAAACTTGCGCAACGTGAAGCAAACTTCCAGCAAAGGCTGGCAAGTCAAGAGGCCCAAACGCAAGCTCGCATCCAAGCGGGTATCGAACGGGAACTATTGAAACAGAGAGGTGACGCATGAGAACAGTCAAAGTTAATGGCGTAAAGCCAAAAGAGCCGCCAAAGCCTGTTGCAAAGGCAGAAATCGAAGGCCAAGGCAGTATTCCATACGCTGTGGCTACCGAAGAGGCTACCCCTAACACCATGACAGCCAAAATTACACGCGGTAAAAAACGTGGGATGGGCGCTGCTTTACGTGGTGGGCGCTTTACAATCGCATAAAAAGCGATAGTATCGGACTTACTCGGAGAGTAAACGACAAGGAAAGCCCTTGAACGATCTAGATGTTGTGCAATTCGTGCAACAAACATTAAAAGGTCGCAAAGCCCAAATTCAAGAACTCATGTGTGAAGGCGGGATCAAAGATATGGAACATTACAGAGAGTGCATGGGTGAAATCAGAGCGTGTGATTACGTTTTGGTGGAACTTTCTGAAATGCTAGAAAAACAGGAACAAAGAAATGCCTGATTCGAATGAAGCACTAGACGTGTCTGAGTGCTACGTCGCAGAAGAAAAACGGGTTTTAGACCCGTCCCTAATGGATAAACAACTTATCGAACGCCTACCCCAACCAACCGGGTGGCGTATTTTAATCATGCCTTTCCGCCCACCCGAAAAAAGTGACGGCGGTATTTTGCTTGCTCCAAAAACCCTAGAAGAGGACGTAATACAGACTCAGGTCGGTTACGTGTTGAAAGCTGGGCCGCTCGCGTACAAAGACAAAGAGCGTTATCCGACAGGGGAATGGTGCAAAGAAGGCGATTGGGTGATTTTTGCCCGATACGCTGGATCTCGTTTCCGTCTCAACGGCGATAAAAAAGCTGCTTTTGGCAGCGAAGTTCGCATGCTGAACGATGACGAGGTGTTGGGCACGATTTTAGACCCGAAAGATATTTATCACGGTTAGGAGTAAAAAATGGCAGAGTCAAGCCCTGCGCACGAGCCGGATGACGGACAGATTAATCTGGAGTTCGACGAAGAAGCGCAAGAGATTGTATTAGACGACGATTCAAAACAAGCTGCAGAAGCGCCAGAGGCGGTTGAAACTGAAAGCGAATCGGTAGACGAGCACGAGCAGTATGGCAAATCGGTGCAAAAACGCATCAATCAGCTTACAAAACGTGCCCGAGAGGCTGAAAGAGAGCGCGAAGAGGCGGTCAAATACGCCCAAGCGATCCAGCAAGAAAACCAGAGCGTAAAGCAGCGACTGCATAGCCTCGATAAAAACTACATCGACGAGTACGGCAATCGTGTTTCTTCGGAGCAACAGCGGGCCAAAGACGAACTTAAAACCGCTATTGAAACCGGGGACACTGATCGTCAACTTGCAGCGCAAGAAAAAATTTCACAACTGGCGGTAGCTGCGGATCGACACGCCCAAGCGCGTGCTCAGAGAGAGGCACAGGCCGCACAATTCGAGCAAGAGGCACAGCAGCCTGTTTATCAGCCTGCGCCCCAAACACAAAGACCAGATCCCAGAGCGGAAGATTGGGCAGAAAACAATTCTTGGTTTGGCCAAGACTCTGCGATGACTTTCGCCGCATTCGGTATTCACAAAGAGTTGATCCAAGAGAAAGGCATGGACGGCACTAGCGACGAATACTATGATGCGTTAGATTCAGCTATGCGAGAGGCGTTTCCTCACAAGTTTTCGGACGGTGAAGAAGTCTCGCAACCACGCCGGACTACACAAACTGTAGCTGGTGTATCTCGTCCGTCGAAAGGCGGGCGCGGCAGAAAGGTTAGACTCTCCCCTAGCCAAGTAACTATTGCCAAACGATTGGGAGTGCCGCTTGAAGAATATGCGAAGTACGTGAAGGAGTAGACATGGTAGATTCAAACGAAAAAGAAATTGAAGCGATCAAGAAAACTTCCCGCGCAAAATCATCGAGGGCTGCGACTGCACAACGCAAGCCGTGGTCCCCTAAGTCAAATTTAGATGCTCCACCCGCGCCTGCGGGGTTCAAACATCGCTGGATACGTGCCGAAACTCGTGGTTTTAATGACACAAGTAACATTAGCGCACGTCTTCGAGAGGGCTACGAGTTAGTCCGACGCGATGAGTACCCTGACTTTGAGGCACCTGCTATTGAATCGGGTAAGTATGAAGGAGTGTTTGGAGTTGGCGGATTGCTTCTAGCTAGGATTCCGTTAGAAACGGTGTCGGAACGAACCGATTACTTCAACAGGAAGCATGCGGATCAAGTCGAAGCCGTTGAAACTGATGTCCTACGAGAGAATGCACATTCAACTATGCGCATTGGCAAACCTGAACGCCAATCGCGTGTTACTTTTGGTGGTCCTCGTAATCAGTAAGGTATTAGGAGACTTTTTATGGCAAATCAGGAAACCGCGTACGGTCTACGTCCAATCGGGCTTGTAGGTAGTGCCGTCAATTCTACTGGTGTAACGAAGTATGAAATTGCTTCTGACAACACCAATGCCATTTTCCAGTATAGCATCGTGATCCCGCTTGCTGCGGGCGTAATCGATCAAGCTGGAGACACTGCAGGCGGCACAACTGCTGCTTTGGGTGTTTTGGTAGGTGTAGAATATGTCGACTCGACTTCGAAGAAGACTGTATTTAGCAACTATTGGCCCGGATCAAACAACGTAAGTGTTGACACTAATTTCCCTGTCAAAGCTTTAGTTGCAGATAATCCGATGCAAACTTTCCAAGTCGCAAGCGACGCTTCACTTACCGATCGTGCTACTGCACTGGCCGGTGTGTTTGCAAACGCAAGCCTTGGTACGTCTGCTCGTACGGGCTCTACTAACACGGGTCGTTCTAACTCGGCTTTGAGTGTTTCATCTATCGCTACAACTGCTACTCTGCCGTTGAAGATCATGGGCCTCGTCGATGACGATGCTAACAGTGACTTCACTGCAGCAGGTATTGGTTTGATTGTACGCATAAATGCACACTACAATTCGACTAACGCTCGATTCGATTCACAAACCACTGCCACCACAACTGGCATCTAAGGTAGGAGAACTTCAATGCCTATTACTCGCGCACAATTAGCGAAAGAGCTTGAACCCGGCCTTAATGCTTTGTTCGGGCTGGAATATGATCGTTACGATCAAGAGCACGCAGAAATCTTCGACGAAGAATCTTCAGACCGCGCGTTTGAAGAAGAAGTCATGCTTTCTGGTTTTGGTACTGCTCCTGTTAAATCAGAAGGCAGCGCAATCTCGTTCGACGACGCGCAGGAAACATATACTGCACGATATACGCACGAGACAATCGCGCTTGCTTTTTCGATCACCGAGGAAGCGGTAGAAGATAATTTGTACGACCGTCTTGCTGCGCGTTACACGCGTGCGCTGGCTCGCTCAATGTCTCAAACCAAGCAAATCCGTGCGGCTACCGTTTTGAACCAAGCATTCAGCACTGCATCACCTATCGGTGACGGTGCGGCGCTATGTTCGGCGGCTCACCCCTCTATCTCTGGTAACCAGACTAACCTTCTCGCTACTGCAGCAGATCTCAATGAGACTTCGCTGGAGCAGATGTTGATCGATATTGCTGGTCTGACCGACGAAAGAGGTCTGAAGATTGCTGTTCGTGGTATGAAATTGATCATACCGAAAGAACTGCAATTCATCGCAGAAAGAGTTCTGAACTCAAATCTGCGACCGGGAACGGCAGATAACGATATCAATGCCAACAAGTCTATGGGTATGCTTCCAGAAGGGGCGGTTGTAAACCACTTCTTGACGGATACAGACGCGTTTTTCATCAAGACAGACGCTCCTAACGGCTTCAAGTTGTTCCAAAGAACCCCCATCAAGACAGCGATGGAAGGCGACTTCGACACAGGCAACATGCGTTTCAAAGCGCGCGAAAGATATTCTTTCGGCGTCAGCGACTGGCGTGCTGTGTTCGGAACACCCGGCGCATAAGCAGATCTTTTCTGCTTTGGAAGGGCGACAATGTCGCCCTTTCTTTTTGCCCGTTTTTTAGTTAT